TGTTCACTATCACCGTCCATTAGAATGTCTACATTCATATTTTCGATAATCTTGTGTTTAACGTGCTGTTGTTTCTTTTCTTTTTGAATCCTACGAATAAACGCATAATAGATAATTTGCGTAAAATAAGCAAAAGGATTATTACTCTTTTCTGGATTGAAGTTACTACAATACTGTAGACAGTTCTCAATACCATCAGAAATCATTTCATCTCTGTAAGTGTAATTTATAAAGTTTGGACGATATGAAAGGTGGTTTGCAATCTTTAGGAAACATTCCCCAATGTAATTAGACACAGGTGGTCGTGGGTCACCTTGCGCTTCAGCATCTTTGCATTTCTCTTTCCATTCTGTCATCGCCTCTAGGAACTCTTTGTTATTAACATAATGAGCACCCGATTTCTTTTTAGCCATATATTTAACTCCACATTGTATGCATGTTTTTATGCAACTTATTAACCATTATACAGATTTCTACAGATATGTCAATAGCTTAATTAATTTAAATTTATTTCAAAAATCTCTTGCTAATCTCTTGACAACTTGGTATATTAGCTATGTAGGGTATGAGAATGAATAGAACTATAGAACTAATGTAAAGTCTTAGTAAGTACTTCTCCATACTCTTCATCCCATTCATCTTCTTCAATACCCATTAGTTCGGCATCTGTTGGTTCTCTTTCAACGACATCAATATCTGCGTTCATCCTCATTACACAATGTTCATAAAACTTAGACAAGCCCGTAGAAGCATTTGTGATAATCATTACTTTGCTTTTATCTATATTATAGGTATTCTCCTCAGAAAAATGTATCCATCTTACTAAAGACACTGATTCGTCTATTCCAAACTTTGTTACTTTTGGGACAACTGAAATCTGTAAAGGAGATTGAATTTCAAAAGTTCTTGGATGTTCATCAGCTATGAGATTACAAATAATTTCTTCACCACTTAAAAGTTTTAGTATTTTGTATTCTGTCATTTGATTTTTATCCTATTGATAGTGTAATCGAATTGCTCTTCATTGTATATATTTATTCGTTCTAAGAAGTGGTTTAAAGTAAAGTTTCTTTTACTTTTGTGAGAAAGGTCATCTGCTAAATCGAAGAGGGTAGCGGCATCTTTAGTATCACTCCTACGCAGTCCACGGCCAATCGATTGCAAGGCACGAACTCTGGACTTACTTGGACTTGCGAACACGATGTTATGGAGATTCCGAATATTGATACCAGTACTAAAAGTACCATAAGACGCAACAATGATTGCATTCTTTTCTTTTTCTGTAATTTCTCTAATTTGTTCACGAGTCTGAGTGTCTGTACCGCCAAAGACATAGAATACTCTCCTGTCTTTAGCAGAAGTATTAATCATATCATAGAGAACACTTCCATGTTTCTCTACATACTGGAACAATACTAATGTGTTAGTATTGAGATTGAGAGTTAAATCCCTAATGAATTCATTTCTCTTTTGATGAGTGACAATAAAGTCCATCTCATCTTGATAGTTCATCTTTTTGACAAGTTTACACTCTTCTTCTGAGTATGTCAATACCAATGCTTTGATATCAAATTCAGCAAGTGTCTTTTTGTCAATAAGTTCTTTTGTGGATACTACTCTATTTAGTGAACCGAATAGTCCTTCAAGAACTAATCTGTGTGTTTGCATACCATCAAGTGTACCTGTCAACCCAAACCTATACTTACATACATCTAGTTTAGTTAGAACATTTGTCAAGGACTTTGCTTTAAATAAATGAGCTTCATCACCAATAACACACCCAAACTGAGAGAAGTATTTCTTTGGAAATTTATAGATAGATTGCCATGTAGATATAACAACTTTCTTAGATACGTTCTTATCATGTCCACTGTATATCTTCTGTAAATACTTTTCATCCCACCCATAGTCAAGAAAGTCAGAGTGCATTTGTTCTACTAAAGATGTTGTTGGAACAAGAATAAGTATCTTGTCGTTATCTTGTTGTTGTAAAAGTAACTCGTAATATCTTACGAGAATATAGATGATAAGTGATTTACCAGATGCAGTAGGACTAAGAAGTAAAGCACGATGTTTTCTGATTGCATAATCCACGGCATTAATTTGGTAGTCCCTTGGATGTATTGGTTGATTTCTACTTTTAAGTTTAAGACTCGTAATGAATCCTTCCAAGACTTCTCTGCTAATTTCTTTTTCATCTTTAAGTTCCTCACTTATTTCATATGGTTCATCCCAATCCTCTAACCACTTTTCTAAATATGAAAGTAGTCCAAGGTATAACTCTCCGTTCTGTGGAGAAAATAATCTTATCTTACCATCCCAAATACGATTGCGATACGCAGGCATAAACTTAGCGCCTGGCACTTCAAATGTAAAATGTTCTGATAACGACCTTGCGGTTGAAGCTTCAGTATCCACTTGTAGGAATACTTCATCCTTCTTGGTAACTTGAGTCACTAGATAGCACCGTCTACAAACTTACGCCATTCAATTGCGTTTTTGATATCCCATCCTCTAGATTGGATTTGTTTGAGTATACGTTCACACGAGTCAGTACACATCTTGTAATATTCAACTTTCTGCTTTGCTTTAATAAGTTCTTCATCCGACTCCAAGTAAATGGGGATGTCAACTTTTAATATCTTATGGTCGAAAGGGTTATCACGATATACGGTAGGGTCAGACTTACCACCGTAGTACTCCCATTTCTTTCGATAGAGTACACGATAAGTTCCCTCGTTCATTAAAACGAGTTGTCTAAAGGTATTGTATATGGTGAGGTATTTTTGATGAAGAGATGCAGACTTCAGAGATTCATCTCCAAGTTCTAAGTCATCCATCTTCAAGTCTTTTTCAGCTTGTTGCTGTAGTTCTTCTAGTGTCATAATATATCACATCCTAATAATAAAAGTTGAGCAGAGATTGGTTGGAACTTTCAGTTCTAAATTTTCTCTGTACTACTGAGACTCATGGTTTGGTGTTAAAGTTCACCTTATCTGCTCATACTTATTTATAATACTGCTAATTCGTAAACGTCATAATTGAACGTCACACTTGCAGTTAATCCTTCAGTTGCAGTATCTTTAGTGTCGAACTGAAGTCCAGAAAGTGAAGTCGGATATATATTCCGAAACTTCACTTGTATACTGGGATTGTTCTTATTTGTCAATATAGTCAAGGTCGCATCACTTGTCATAACTGAAGGGTTAGTAACATTACCCTTGCCTGCGTTGCCTATGTCTTTTGTATCTGTGTCTTTAATTGCTTTTGCGAATTGTTCTGGACTAATTGGAAATCCTATTCCTGTCATCCAATCGTGTATTTCTCTGTAATTTTTTAAGTTCTCTTGAACTAGAAAGGTAAGTTCTAATGGACTAAAATCCAAGGTGTCACCCATGAATGGCATTGCTTTATAACGAGTATTCATAATTGCATCACCAGAAAATGCGATGCCAGGCAGATTAATCTCCTGTGCGAAGTATGTCGTATTCGGTACTTTTAGAATATCAAACTTAAACTGTGAGGCACGTGCCAAGTCAAAGTTATCTGGTTGTCTTTCTATTGCAGTTGTTAAAGCCATATCTTATTCCTTTTCATAATACTATTTATAGCGACCAAAAAAAAAGGGAGAACCGAAGTTCCCCCTTTTCAGAATCGTTAACCGATTTCTTATTACATGATGTTAGTAACTTGTACTCTTCTGTAATATACGTTGTCGTTAGCAGTCAACACACCAGCACGAGCAGTCGCACCACCAGCAAATGGGTTCGCAACCAAGCCGTAGCGAGTTTTGAAACCAATTTTAGGTTGGAATGTGTTTTCACCAACCGCACGAACCATTTGTAATGGAACATATGGGCAGTAGAAAAGACCAGAGTCATAAGGTGAAGTACCTTTATAACCAACAGTGTAGTACTGTTTCGCATCAGCATTTGCTGAGTATGGGTCGATATACACTTTGAAACGTCCGTTAAGTACACCAGCGAATGTGTTACCAGCGTCATCAACATTCAAGTTGTTGTTAAGAGCAGGAGTGTAATCTAATACACCAGCCATTTGAAGTGCAGATGCAACATCTGAAGAACAGATAATTACGTTACCTTTACCTCTACGAGTTTCTTGAGCAATTACGTTCGCATCTCTTTCAAGTTGGAACATAAGGCCTTTGAACTTCTCAACACTCCAACGTCCGTTAGAGTCAACGTCCATATCGAATGTACCAGCAGTAGCAGTATCAGTCTGTGCGCCTGGTTTAGCAGTTACATAGATTGAACGGATAACTTCACGGTTGATTTCGTTTAGGATTTCAGCAGATAGAATGTTTGCAAGTTCTGTTTCAGCATCCAAACCGTGGATTGCTTTAAGGTCTTGCGCCAATTCCATTGTGTATTCTGCTTTTAGAGCACGTGACTTTGCAGTAACAGTTTGTTTTTCAATTGAGAAAGACATTTCTGAGAATGCATTGTTTGATGCGTCACCTAATGCTTCTGCATCAGCTGTAGCCATACCAGTACCACCAGTATAAGTACCAGCTGGCGAATCGTTAAGAATCGCTGGGTTAGTACCTGCTTGTGTACCAGCACCAGAGAAGTCAGAGTCTGCTTCGTTGTAGAAAGTCTCTGTACCACTTTGGTTAGTGTAACGTGAACGCATTGCAAAAATCAGTCCAGTAGGGCCTGTCATTGGTTGTACACCTGCCACATCGTATGCGATGAGGTTTGGCATAGAACGTCTAACTAGTTAGATCATGATCGGATCCCAGTTTGCAGCGCCTGCTGTGTTTGATGTTGGTGCAGCTTCTGATAAGAACGCAGAGTCCTCACGAAGTGCTTTTTCTTGGTTTTC